GAACAAATCACCGATTTTATCAATCAACTATTGGATGCTCAAGAAAAAGGTGAAATTGATTATTCATTGTGTTTCTTATGGGATTCAGTAGGTTCTGTTCCCTCAAAGATGACCTATGATGGTAAAGGTGGTAAGCAACACAATGCTGCGACCTTGGCCGATAAAATTGGTATGGGTATCAACCAACGTATTTCGGGTTCACGTAAAGCGGATTCAAAATATGAAAACTCATTGATTATTGTGAATCAACCATGGGTTGAACTTCCTGATAATCCATTCGGTCAACCAAAGATTAAAGCTAAGGGTGGTGAGTCTGTTTGGTTGAACTCATCTTTGGTATTCTTGTTTGGTAACCAAAAAGGTGCGGGTACAACAAAGATTACCGCAACAAAAGACAAGAGAACAGTGAAGTTTGCTTCACGTACAAAAGTTTCCGTCATGAAAAACCACATCAATGGATTGGGTTATGAAGATGGAAGAATTATTGTTACTCCTCACGGTTTCTTATCAGGTAAAGATACCACCGAAGAAAAGAAATCTATTGAACAGTACAAGAAGGAGTACGCTGATTATTGGAATACAGTTATTGGTTTGGAAGGTGACTTTTCTCTTCATGAGGAAAAAGAAAGTGAAATCCTTTAAACACAGTATGTGTGAAAACTTTATTGATAGATGGAGATAATTTATTTAAAATCGGATTCCACGGAGTCCGAGAATACTTCGTTGATGGAAATCACATTGGGGGAGTATTCCACTTTCTCAACACCATTAGAAAACAACTGGACGAGAACGAGTACGACAAAGTCATTGTCTTTTGGGACGGCGACGGCAACTCATCTCGGAGACGTGAAATATATCCTAAGTACAAATTAAATCGTAGAAAGGATATGAACGAATTCAAATTCGAATCATATCTCAATCAAAAAGAACGAGTCAAACAATACTTGGAAGAATGCTTTGTGCGTCAACTCAAAATCGAAAATAACGAGTCCGATGATTTGATTGCCTATTATTGTGGTTTGGCAACAGACGAGAATAAGGTGATTTTTTCATCAGATAAGGACCTCTTACAACTTATTGACCAAAATACGTCCATCTACTCACCTATCTCCAAAATACTCTATAAGAAGGGAGATAAAGTAAAAATGTTGGGTACCGAAATCATTCATGAAAACGTGCTGACAATCAAAGTTATTATGGGGGATAAAAGTGACAACATTGATGGGATTGCACAACTCGGAGAAAAAACATTCATCAAATTTTTTCCCGAGGTAATTGACACACCCCTTTCTGTTGCCGATATTTTGAACAGAACAAAAACTCTTATCGATGAAAATGGAAAAGTCAAAGCCCTCGAGAACTTGTTGGTTGGAAAAACCAAAGAAGGTGAGATGGGGGAATCATTCTTCGAAACAAACAAGAAAATCGTGGATTTGTCCAATCCAATGATTACCGATGAGGGAAAAGAAAATGTGGAACTTTATTATCGTGAAACCATGGACCCTGAAGGTAGGGGGTCGAAGAATCTAATCAGAATGATGACAGAAGATGGATTCTTCAAATTCTTACCAAAAACTGATGAAGCGTTTCTAAACTTTATCAGACCGTTTATGAAACTAACAAGAAAAGAAAAAAGAAAATTTAAAAACCAATCAAATTTATAATTTTATGAAAGAACAGGATATCGTTAAGATGGAATTTCTTATCACGTTGAATAATAATATTGTAATTCAACGTTATTTTAATGTCCGTGGTTATAACAACACCGCAAGATACTCAACTGAACTTTACAACTACGTAAAAGATTTAGTAAGTGCATTTGAACAAACCCAAAAAATGAGAACGGTAGTTTATATGCTTGAAAACCAATTTGAAATTTCTGAAGACCCTACTGTCTTGGATACAGATAATACTGATGGACCAGAAGTTTTCAATTTTTATGTAAAAATCGGAGAACAGACAATTTGTCATAGAATCCTTGATGGTAAAATTTTCCCACCCAAGATAAGATACACCGTAGATATTCGCCAGCACGCAAAAAGTGTGTTGCGTGACTTGACTGACATCTTTTCAGGCGAAAATTTTAACACTACTTGGATGGAATATACCCTAGTTTGATTGTATTTATAACTTACACAAAAAGGGAAAATAAATTATGTCAAACAAAAATTTCGAATATCTCGGGAATACTTTTCAATTACAATTACTCAATCAAATAATCTTAGACAAGGACTTTTCACACTCAATTATTGACGTAATTGAACCATCCCACTTTGAGAACAAATATTTCAAAACCATTCTTCAATTGGTGAAGGAATATTATATCAAATATGAATGTACTCCATCATATGAAACTTTGGGTCAAATTGTAAAAAGTGAATTTCCCCAAGAGTTGATGTTGAAGATTCTCAACGATACTATTAAACAAATTCAGGATTCATCTATTGAGGGAGCTAAGTTCGTTCAAGAAAAAGCTTTGAAGTTCTGTAAACAACAAGAACTTCAAAAGGCCATCCAAAAATCACAAAAGATATTGGATAATGGTGAATTTGAAAACTACGAAAAACTTGAAGAACTATTCAGAGCCGCTATTCAAATTGGTGAAGGTGGTAACAAATTAGAAGACGTTTTCTTTGGTTTGGATGAAGTTTTGAATGAAGATTTCAGACATCCCGTTGCTATGGGAATTGAAGGTATCGATAGACTTTTGAAAGGTGGATTGGCTAAAGGGGAATTGGGAGTAATATTAGCACCAACAGGTGTTGGTAAAACAACAATTCTTTCTAAGATTGCTAATACTGCATTCAACAATGGGTATAATGTTCTTCAAATATTTTTCGAAGATAATCCTAAAGTGATTCAGAGAAAACACTATACAATGTGGACAGGTATTGCACCAGATGATTTACCACTACATAGAGAAGAAGTTTTGGAAAAAATAGGTAATCTTCGTGATAACATGACCAATAAACTTATTCTCAAAAAACTTCCTTCAGACCAACATACAATGAATCAAATCAAAAATATGGTTCGTAAGATGGTTGCAGATGGTAATAAAATCGATTTAATTGTTTTGGATTATATTGATTGTGTATTACCTGATAGAAACTTAGGAGATGAATGGAAGAGTGAGGGTTCTGTGATGAGAGGTTATGAGTCAATGTGTCACGAATTGGGAGTTGTAGGTTGGACTGCAACACAGGGTAACAGAAGCTCTATATCTTCTGAGGTTGTCACCACCGACCAGATGGGTGGTTCTATTAAAAAGGCTCAAGTTGGTCACGTTATCATTTCTGTGGCTAAGACCTTACAACAAAAAGAAATGAACCTAGCGACCATCGCTATTACAAAATCTCGTGTTGGTAAAGATGGTGTTATTTTCGAAAACTGTAAGTTCAACAATGAATTGTTGGAAATTGATACTGAATCTTCGGTAACTTTCTTAGGATTTGAAGAAAAGAAAGAAGAACAAAAAAGAGACAGAATCAAAGAACTTATGGATAGAAGACAACAAAGAGAACAACAACAAAATTAAAAATATAAAAACTATTTGTTATGGATGATTTGTTAAATCTTATATCTAATGACTCTCGTTATGTTGTAAAACGTAGTGGGGATACGGTTCTTTTTGAACAAGATAAAATCAAAAGGGCTGTTATGAAAGCTATGGAAAGTGTTGGTACTCCCGACGAGGAGATGGCTGAAAAAATTGCAAGAATAACCATGAAAAGTTTGTTCAGAGGTGACAAACACAAAATTCCACATGTCGATGAAATTCATGACATGGTTGAGAATAAATTGATGGATAATGGACTAAATGATGTTGCTAAAGAATATATCATCTATCGTTCAAAACACCGACCAAATATCTTCTCAAAAAGAACAAATTTGAAACCTTACGAATATCCTGAGTTGGTTGAATATGTTGATGCAATCAGACATTCATATTGGGTTCACACCGAGTTTAACTTCACATCGGATATTCAAGATTTCAAAGTACATTTGAATGAAAAAGAAAAAAGTGCGGTCCAAAGAGCTATGTTGGCAATTTCTCAAATTGAAATTGCTGTGAAAACTTTTTGGGGTGACATTTACAAAAAACTACCCAAACCAGAAATCGGTAGTGTAGGTGCGACTTTTGCGGAGTCTGAGGTTAGACATGCTGATGCATACTCACACTTGATTCAGTTGTTGGGATTGAATACTGAATTTGAAAACTTGATGCAAGTTCCTGCAATTCGTAGAAGAATTAAGTATTTGGAAAAAGCGATTACCAATGTAAAGGCTATTGAAAATCAAGATTACTTTGAATCTGTAATTTTGTTTTCAATGTTTGTAGAAAACGTATCATTGTTTTCACAATTCTTGGTGATTATGTCTTTCAACAAACATAAAAATGTTCTGAAAGGAATTAGTAATGCCGTTGAGGCAACATCTAAAGAAGAGAACATTCATGCTGAGTTTGGATTTGATTTGGTTAATTTAATCAAACAAGAAAACCCT